AACAGCGCCAGGCGCGAGGAACTGTAATTCGTCTGCGAATAATCGGCCGACACGCTGGCATAGGAAACGCCGACGCCGGTGGCGAACGCGCGCAGCATGAAGCGCATGAAGGGGTCCATCGCCTGGTTCGGCCGGCTCGGATTGAAGCCCTGGAACGTCTCACCTGGCCCGAGCTGCTGGAACGTGCCCGGTTCCATCGTCAACGTCGGCCCTACCCGCGCCTCAACGCCGTCGACCAGGTCGGAGCCATCCGGCACCATGCCCTCGTCCGGCGTCTGGATGATGCCGACGATAGAAGCCGCAGCGCGGGCCGCGACAATCTCGGCCTCCTCGTAGCCCTGCATGTTGCGCAGGCGCTTGATGATCGCGTGGAACCAGGGCACGCCGCGCGTCTGGCCGATGCGTTCCGGGATAAACAGGTGGATGATGTCGCTGGCCGGCACGCGGATCAGCGCGCTCTCCACGAACGCCTGGAACTGGTAATCGCCGGGATGAGTCGGATAAAGCCAGTACGCAACCGGCCGGCCCCACTTATCCTGCTCGACGCCCATGCGGATTATGTTGCCGTTCGATGCCCTCGCAGTAGTCCACTGATCAATCAGGCGATCCGCCTCGATCAGTTCCAGCGCATAGGGGATCGAACCACGGCCGAATGGCTGGCGAACCTTGCGCACCAGCACCTCGCCGTTCTCCACCATCGAGCCAAAGATAAGGCGCTCCATATCCGTAAAGGCCAGCTTGCCGGCAGGATCACAGGTATCTTTGTCCGTCCATTCCTTCCACGCCTCCTCGATCTGGTCGTTTACCTTGCTGACCAGCTTGCCGCCGGCGGTCTTGACCTGCCCTTGCATGCCGACGCCTGTACCGATCACGTTGTTTTTGATGATGCGAACGGCGGCCTTTGCATACTCGTTGTCGCGGCAAAGCTCGCGCGACCGGGCGCGCAGCACGCGCAGACTGGTGATGATCTCGCTGTCTGCGGACGTGTTAAGCGCCGTGTAGTCCGAACCATTGCGGCCGAGCGCGGCGCCAGCATATTGCCGCTTACGCGTGTTGGCCGTAGCCAGAGTGGCGCGCGCGGCGTCACGCTCGGCGTTCCACTTCCGCAGAACGGCCGAGCCAGGCTGTCGCACCATCGCCTCGTTATAGAACTTCGTCATGGAAACCTCGCTACCAGACCACGGGGATTGCGGCGGCCATTTGCTGCCGCGCGTTGCGCGCGCTCGCGGGTGACTTCGCGCTGCCACATATCGCGCAGCGTCATCAGGTCCGCCAAGGCGTAGAACTCGGTGGTGCGCGTGCCGATGGTGTAGCTTTTGACCTTACCGCCGGAGCTGGTGAAAACCGCCAGCGCCGCCTTGCAGTCGGCCAGCGCCTTCTCGGCCATGCTGCGCGCGTCGACGGCGTCGGTCATCGCGGAGGGATCAGCCAGGATGCGGAGCTTGTCGCGGCCGAGGGTGAGTCGCACGCCAGGCGCGGTAAGCTGCGCCACGACGATGTACTCACCAGGCACGAGCACCGCGCTCTGCTCCGGCGTGATGGATGTCTGCCAGCCGTCGCCCTTCGCCACACCGACCAGCGGAAGCTGAGACGGGCCGCGCAGCTGATAGGTCAGCTCGAAGCCGGTACAGTCCACCAGGCCGGCACGCTGCCGGTACTCATGAAAGCCGTCATACCAGGTGGCGGAATCGCCAGCGGTCAATACTTTGAAAATGTTCATCGTTTACCAATTCTTGGCTGAGTAGCCGCTGGAAACACGGCTACGGGTTCGTGCCCTCGCTTGCGGCTTAGGCGGTGGCGGCGGAATTGCGGGAAGCGCTGTTTGCACGACGGCCGACTGTGCAGACGTCTGCACGGCAGCGGTTTGTGCAGACGTCTGCACTTGCTCCTGGTCGGCCCCTGTCTGCGGCGTCAACGCGTCGTGCAACGCCATCGCGGCGGTGCCAATGTCATCAGCGGCCGGCTCCGGCTGTTCGGCGCTCGGTGCCGCGAAAATCTGCCGCTGGCGTAGATGCAACTCGATGGCATCCCAACTGGCCGGCTTCATCAAATGCAGCTTGAGCGACATGGCGGCGTGCAGCGCGTAGACCTCGCAGTCCAGCGCCTCGTTGCGCACGCCGGCGCGCTTCTGCCATACCTTGCGATTTTTGACACTTTTGTGCGGCGCCTTGACCTCGCTGGTGATCTGCTCCCAGTAGTCCGGCCGCACCGTCTTGTAGAAGTGGATGCGGCCGGGGCCTTTACCCTCCAGGCGCAGACGACCATCGATCATCAAGTCCTTGGCCCGCTGCGTGCCGACGATGTACGGCGTCACACCTGACGGGTGCGGCTTGTGCTTCTTGTTCATGTCGACCGACGCGGCGCGCTTCGAGAAAATTTCACGCGATGCGCCCGACTGCTCCGACGCGCCCTTGATCGCCATATAGCCGCGATGCTGCCGCTTACGCACATAGGCGTAGACGGCATCTGTGGTCGTACCGTCCGACGAGTCGACGGACACGGCGCGCAGCGTCATCTTGTTGCCGCTGGCGTGGATAAAATCGGACTCCAGCAGCATGTCCAGGTCCATCCAGGCGCCCGCGTTCTCGATCAGCGTCTGGCCGTGAATCTCGCCCCAATACACCAGCCACGATTCCATACCACGGCCCCAGGCGCGTACCACGATAGCGAGTCGGTCGTGTTGAACGTCGACGCCTGCGGTCAGCACCATGCCACCCCACGGGATGGTTTTTTCCTCGTAGTCCTCGGCACGCTCGGATAGCGTGTCGGCCCTCGGCAGGTCGCTCTTGAACTCGTACGGCAGCCCTTCGCTGTTGTTGCGGAAGGAACGCATTTTCGTGTCGTCACCTTGGCCGAGGGCGTGCATCGCGGCGAGGTATTTTTCCAGCAGCAGCTGCAACCGGCTGCCGGGAAACGGCGAGTACAGCTCATTGATATAGAAGCCGGCAGTGCCGTAAAACGGAGCCGTGGCGACCGGATACAGCTTCTGCACGTTGCGTCGCTTCTGCGCGTCATCCCACAGCGCGCCGCAATGCGGACAAGCATATTGGGCCGTCTCTGGCCGGACATGCCCGAACACTTCATGGTTGAATTCCGGGTCTTCCAGATACTTGACGTTCTCCCAGGTCAGCACATGGCTTTCGCCACATTCATGGCACGGCACCATGAACACGCGACGGTCGCTGGCCTGATAGGCAGCGTAGATGCGCGAGATGCCCGTGATCGTCGGCGTGCCGCCGAAGATCACCTTGCTGCGTTCGTAACTCTTAACACGCTCCTCCAGCAGCGTGATCGTGTCGCCCTGGTCGCGCACGTTGTCGTTACAGTCGTCCGGCTCCTCGATCATGACAACCGGCGACGGCGTCGATTTCACCGAGCTTGGCGAGTTCGAGCCAACCAGCTTGAGGAAGCCGCCAGGGAACGTCTTGTGGTCCCAGGTGTTGTCCTTGTCCTTCCGTTTGCCGATGGGCAGCTTCGCCGCGACACGCGGCGAGACTTCCACCATCGGCAGAAACTTCTCCTGGTTGAATTCCTTGGCCGCCTTCTCCTTCGAGAACATGACAATCATCGGCGTCGGGTCGACATCGATTTTCTTGCCGATGTAGTTGAGCAGAACGCCATCGGTCCAGGCGATCTGCGCGGACTTCATCCCAACCAATTTTCTAACGGTCGGATCGTCCAGCGCTTCGTGCATGTACTTGATCCAGGGCGTGAGGTCTGGATCGTAGCGGCCTGGCAGCGCCGACGCTTTCGCCGACAGCCGGCGGTGCTGCCGTGCCCAATCAGTTAGGCCGATCTTCTCCGGTGGCGCTATCGACGTGGCCAGGCGCGACAACAACTGGCGTATCCCCAGGGTCGTATCGAGCGAGGTGAGAGAGTGCTGCATAGGTATGGTCATTCAGGATATGCACATCGATCTTGATGCCGTAAGCGGCTTCAAGCGTGGCCTTGAGTTTGTCGTCGCGATTCAGCAGCTCCGACTTGAATGCGCCCACCATCTGCATCAGCTCCGGTTCGAGCTGCGTCACGTTTATCAGCGAGCCTTTTTTTTCCGCCAGGTTGAAAATCTTCAGCTCGCGGTCGACGCGCTCGGACAGCACGCGCTCGCGCACCAGGTCGTGGCCATCGCCGCTTTGATGGCCGGCCGCCTGCGCGCGCAGCTTGCGCAGATACGCGACGCGCACCTGGTCGA